TTGTCCCCATATCTGTTTTGATAACCTGAAATGAATCCACTATGAATAATGTAGGCTAAAAATCTTGATATGTGCTGTAGTTTTTATAGGATCTATTGTACTATTTATTATTGGCTACATAATTTATTTTAATTTCCCAAAGGGTATTGTAACCATAGATGCTTTTATAGGGACTTGTACGGCTTTAATAGGAGTTTTAGCTACAATTATAGTGGCAAATCATTTTATTTCTATTTATAATTTCAATAATAAAATAGCTAATATTGAAAGAAAACTGGAAAATATAGAGAATATAGAAAAAAATTTAATTTATACGCAATATGAGGTTAATAAAACCTTAGCATATAATTCTTATTTAGAGAATAAAATGCTAAAAGCTATGAAATACGAATTAGATAATATGCTTTTTTTAATCAAAAATAATGTTTACTTTAATGGATATTTTGATAAGAGTATAAGAAAAAAACTTGATTCAAGGATAGGGTATCTTGTAAATGATTTTCTTTGCTTTATTGAAAGAGATTTATATAAAAATCCGACATATAATCTTGATAATGCTTTTTTGGAAATAATCGAGAGGATTCAACAATTAGAAAAAGATGACCCATATGGTATTCAGATTAGGCTGAGTATTATAAAGGATATTGTAAAAAGGGTTCAGATAAACATAAAGAATAATGAAGCTTTACCTATTATAGAGAATGATAAGCTTCAATTAAATGCTTTGAGAAAAAGATAAATATAGTGTTAATTTATAGATAAATACCCAGTGATAGTTTAGCAGTTACTGGGTATTGTATGTTTAATAAATTGTAAAGTATTTAATATAGTTTAGATACGCATCATACAACGTTTGGAAGTAGTTTGTTCGTAAATAATCCAAAGTTGAATAATCGATTTCTGACATTGTGGATAAACGTTTTTCGATATTGTATTTTATATTTTTATACAAGAATCCTTGAACAGAAGTATTTAATTCATTCTTAGGAAAATCTGATAGTGCAATAAATATCTCAAAAAAGCCGTTTGGTCTGTTATTTTCAATTTTATAGTGATGTTGTTTTGATAGATATAGCAGAGATGACAACAGTTTATCCTCAGTTCCTATAATGTGTTTTAGTTGTTCAAAAATTGTAATAGCTGGAGAATTAGGTATATAAACTTGTTTATTTTTACCACATATGACATGTTGTGAAAATGTATAATTATAAGATAATTTTTGAAGTGTTCTAATATTAATCTGCTTATACATGATTAGTGCTTCCAAAATGAAAACAAAGCAACTATATGTATACTCATATCTATCTGATATTAAATTCCCTTTAATATTTAAGACTTGATTTGCAATGCATTTGGCTATTTCTTTCTCATTTTGAAAATAAAAAATTTCTTTGCTATAGAATTTATCAATATATCCTGTAAAATCTACATTCATCCCATATTTTGAGTGAAAAATATTCCTGATATTTTCAATGTCGCAGACTAATATAGTTTTATCAAATTTAAACTTATGTTCATGCGTATGGCAAAAGTCGTCATGCGCTGAAAGTATATTGAGTATTCTAAATATATGTTCGGGATCTATACGATCTAAATCATCTATGACTAAGACAGCTTCTTTATGGTTTTCTTCTTCTTTTGCATTAGAAATTAATGTTTGTATAATTTGTGTAATGATATTACTTTCATAAATTGAGCCTTGTTTGTATGATAATTGATTCATAAATGATTCAATTTCTTTATCTTCTGATAATGAGTTTTCTTCTTGGAATTTTTTTATGTTTTTCTTTAACTCTAAAAGTTGATGTATTATGTCGGTTTTAAAACTTACCTTTTCTGCTGTTGATAAAATATTTCCAATGATAGAAACTAAATTTCGTTTGATATAATAGTAGGTTGCTTCAGAAGTAGATATTTGGCAATTTTTCAAGTCACATGGAACCTTTTCTAATAACTGTAATAGAATGTCTGCTTTAATGTATTCAAATATATCTTCATTGTTGGCTACAGAATAATTTACAGGCGTAAGAATGATTGGTATATATTCTTTAGAGTGTTGATGATTGAAAAAATCATTAATGAAGTACGACTTTCCAATACCATATATCCCAGAGAAAATGATATTAGTATTGTTTTCTTCTTCTAAAAACTGTAAGAATCTTTGAGATTCGTTCTTGATACTTATTTCCATGTTTTATTTTGTTTTAAATGTTTCTGTTTTCAAATATACGAATAAAATGACTTGATTCAAAATTCTACTGACAACCCTTGTCAGTGCTTTGTGAATACCCGGTAACTGCTTTGTGGCGGTTATCGGGTATCATATTTTCAACCAATTAAGAACCAATTATTATGAACTTAAACAAATTGAGAGATAAGGCCTACCAGTGCGCGATAGCTCACGGATGGCATGAAGAGAATCTGAGTGATGAACACTTCCTTTGCCTGGTCATATCCGAACTTATGGAAGCGGTGGAAGCGGACCGGAAAGGGAAACATGCGAAAGTTGCAATGTTCAAAGAATGGCAAGGGAATAGCGTTCCATTGACCGAAGAAACTAGGAAAAGGAGATTCATGGAAGACTTTGAGGCATTTATCAAAGGGACTGTCGAGGAAGAACTTGCCGATGCCTGCATCCGTCTGCTGGATTTGGCTGGATTGAGAGGATATGATTTGGATAGCTTTGACTACGAAGGAAGCGATACGGAAGATTATTCTGATATGACCTTCACGGAGTCCATGTTTAGAATCTGCGTCTATGTCACCGACAACTTCTACCGGGATGAACTATATATCCTCCTAAATGAGATATTCGCTTTCTGTCGGGACAGAAATATCGACATCTTCTGGCACATCAAGCAGAAGATGAAATATAATGAACTTCGTCCGTATAAGCACGGAGATAAAAGCTACTGACCATGAAACACATTTTCTACGCCTTAATCATTCTGCAAGCCCTGTATGAGCTTGCGAAACTGTTTAGATGTAAATCCTTGTATCAGCATGTAAAAGTCTTTCAGAAGCTGGATAAGACATCAAAAAGATGGTATCTGATGGCGCATCCGTGGCTTCATATTGCATTATTCATGGATACCATCGGGCTTTTATTGCTGGGGATAGGATTGTTTTCAAGCCAATGGATATGTTTCCTTGTTGTCCTGGTCATGAGTTTCAGTCAGATTCAAAAGCTGGGAGAATGGGCTATATTCTTGGACAGTCTGGTAACGGTCATCATCTACACTTTCGCCATCTTGAACGCATACCACTTGGCATAAAATAAAAAAGGGAGCCAGCCCACACGATTAGAAGCCAACTCCCCCACACGATTATGATGCAAATATAAGAATTTCCAACTAAATAAATCGTGCTATGACAAAAGAATTTTCATCAATCGTGGAGTTAAAATCAATACGTGAACAGAAATCTAGATTATCGGAACGGGAACAGGAGTTATCCTCCCCCATCCTGACTGATTTTACTCTCATCCCGGAGATTTACGACTGGTTCAGAGAGATACTTTCCAGAACAGATTGTCCCCCCAATCCAGATAGCGTCACCCAGCGGAAAAAGTTTCTTTTCATTGTGCTATTTCTCTTCGCTCCCAGTGTACTTGCTGGCGGACGGTTGCCGAATGGTATCCGGGCAGAGATTTCCGGTGTGTTCCCGGATGTTTCCCCGTGTGTAATATCAAACAATATCGCTGATGTTTCCTTTATCTACCAGCAGTATAAGGATTTCCGGCAGGATATAGAGTACCTTTACAACCAGATTTTAGAAAGGCTGAAAATCAAAGGACTAATCAAGTAACCCCGTTCCGAAAGGCTCGGGGTATTTTTATGAAACATTTTACCAATTGTTTGTTCTTGGTTTAAGCAATCTTAGGCTAAAAATCACCATGTTGGTAACTTTGTCTCAAAGAGATAATAACAGCTATCCTCACGGCTGAAAAGTATAAACCCTGCCATCGGTAAGAAGTGAGGAGCTTGCCTTTGGTGGGGTAATTTTTTAATCTAAGATTCACTGAGACATGAAAACAAATCAAGAAATGGTAAGGCAAATGGGGAATTTAGAAGTTATTCAACGCACCGTTGACGGCTATTTCAATGCTACCAGGCTTGTAAAGTTATGGAACGAACGAAACTCCTCAAACAAAGAATTGAAGAAATACTTTGAAAATGAATCAACCAAGGAATTAATCGCTACCATCGTTGAAAAAGAAAATCTAAATGGGCAAAATTCTCCCTATTTAAGTTCACGTGGTAAATGCGGTGGAACCTGGGTTCATCCTGTATTGTTCATTGATTTGGCTATGTGGCTAAATGCGTCATTCAAATATGATGTAATCAAATTCGTTTCTGACCAAATGATTCGTTACCGGAATGATGCTGGGGACGCTTATAGGGAACTCTCTTCTGCCATCATGAAAATCGTTCCCAAAGACTTTATGCCTAAAGCCATGCAGAAGGTCGGTGAAGCCTTGAACTGGGTTATCTTCAACAGTCATGAAAAGATGCTACGTAATAAGCATGGTGAGGAACAAAAACAACGTGAATTGTGGCAGCTTGAAAAGAAGATTGTTGATTTGGTCAATGAAGGTTTCTTGACCGACTATGAAAGCCTTATTGGGTATCTGAGAATTCAATACCAGAAAAGGAACTATCCAAAGGTCTTTGCTAATGCTGGATAAAATATTACAAAAGTAGAAAAGCCGGAGCGTTATGCTTCCGGCTTATATTGTGCTCATTTAGGGGTTATTATAACAATTACTTTTATCTTACCAGAATTACGATTTAAATCGTTCTCTATTCCAAATGGATTTGATATTTTTCCCTCAGGATCATATACAAAACAAATTAAAGTATCACAATTGGGGTGTGATGTATATTTTTCAATATCAATCATCAATTGTTCTCCGAGTTCTTTTGCAGAAAGGCCTTTTCTCGTTTTCTTCACTTCTATCGCAATCTTTTCTTGTTTTAGAAGAAAATCTATACGAGATGCACTACCTGCATAACTAGGACTCCATTCTTCTGAACGAATATCATTAAAATAGAGAGCGAGTAGAGGTTTTAAAATGTATTGTACATCATACTCATCTTCTACATCTATAGTTGGTTTACCGCCATGACGCTCTCTTAATTGCCTTACAACTTGACAAAAGCGATTACAAATATTTTTTATTACCGATATTGTATCCTCCTGATAATTTATGTCTTCATCATTCCATAATTTAACTTCTGTAATAAAACCACGTAACATTATTTCTTTTGCTTCTAATCCACGTAAATAACTTGAATGATAGTCTACTTTGGAGTTAAAATCAATGGAACCAACAAAAAAATTTGGAAAAAGACTACTATAGGCTTTGTGGTAATTGGAAGATTTTTCTCCAAAAATAGATTTCACAATAATACAAGTCTGTTCTTTCCATTCTTGGTATTTCTTATTTCCTTCATCCACATTCTTTAAGTCTTGTATTTCATTCAATTGCTTTGTAAGTAATTTTATTGCTTCTGTTTTTTTTATCATAAAAGCTATAATTTATGTCTAGAAAATAGCCCCGAACCATAAGGAACGGGGCTGGAATAATTGTGTTTAAATATTTGATGTAGCGCCTGTAACACTATCAGTTTCTTCCTGTTCAATTTTTGAACTAACAGCTTCTTCAATTAAGCCATTTACTTTTTTAATATATTCATCATCAGGGTCTTCTTTATATATAATTTTAGTTACTTTTTTATCAACAATATAAACGTAATCGCCTAAATCAAAATTACCACCTTTAGTTTTACATCTAAATCTATGTTTAACCCTCCATCCGCAAAATTCAGGTTTAAAGCCAATAGAAGCATTTCTTATTGAATCTGTATAACTATTTACAATACTCATTTTTGATTTAACCTCATCTAAATGTTTTCTCATTTCATTGTATGCTTCTTCATATTTGATTCTCCCATAAGATGAATAGCTATCTCTCCATATTTCTGCTGTTCTTTGCGCATCTTTTACTTTATCAAGTCCTTCTTGCACGTCATCGAGAAATGAACGTGCTATATAAGCATAAGATTTGATTACTGAATCTGTATATATAGATGTAAATGCACTATCTATTTTAGTTTCAACAGGTTCATAGCTCTCAAAGTCATAAAGAGTTTTGAACATTTCTTGTTTTATAAGTTCTGCTACCTTCTCCTCGCGGGATTTACAGCCTGCAAGTAAAAACGCGGGCAATAAAATAAATAGTATTTTTCTCATATTTCTAGATTTAAGATTAAACATTCGGATTCAATTTTATCTCCTTGCCACAATGAGGGCAATGTATAATCCCCTCTTTTGGTTTATCGAAGAGTTCTGTTACTGGCACACCTAAAGCGGTGGCGATCTCTTCCAGTCGGCTTATGTTAGGATTTCCATTAAGAGATTTGGACAGTCCGACTTCTGTAATACCTATCATGCCTGCAAGGTCTTTAAGCATTATACCTTTCTCTCTGCAAATTTCTTTTATTCTAAAATTCATAATTAAACGATTTGTTTATGGTGCAAATATAAACAAAAAATCGTATTAGTATAAGAAAATCAATAAAATAATACGATTTGTTTAAGTATTAATATTTATTAACTATGTTTTTGTTGTATATAATTATACTATCTGTATATTTGCACTGTGGTAATTAAACAGATAGTATAACTAATAAAACAATATGACTATGGCAGCAACATTCAAAACTCAGTTAAGTTCAATCATGCGTATGGCATGGATGTTTGTAAAGAAATACGGTTTTTCAATGAGTGAAGCATTAAAGCAAGCGTGGCTCAACGCAAAACTAAAACAAGAGTTGAGCAAACGCATCGTGAAGTTCTACTTTCAGAAGATAAATGGTGAAATCCGTGAAGCATGGGGTACACTTGCAAGTGATAAGATACCTGATATTGTTGGTACTGACAACAGAAAGAAGAACGAGAGCGTACAGACTTATTACGATACGGTCAAAGAAGAATGGCGGTGCTTTAAAATAGCAAATCTTATTAGAATAGCTTAGTATTAACATTAAAATAAATATGACTTATGAGAATTATAGACTTTAATCCTGAATTGCACAAGATAACATTTACTAACAAACAAGAAACAGTAATAACTGAATCAAACATTATGTTATTAAAACGAATGTTCAACAATCCCGAAAAATACCAGTATTACATGAAAACACTTTGGCTGTTGCGTTCTCTGAGTGAAAAGAAATGTTGTAAAGATGGCATGATAGACTCTAATGATGAAGTTTACCCGATATTTAGGCTTGCAAATGAACTTATTGGTAGTCTGCTACGAGAAGACACCTTTTTTGACTGCGAAGGTAATCTTATGCAAGGCTTTAATCCAAACATGATGAAAACTGCAATGTAAATCCCTCACACGATTATTTTGAAACAATCAGCCAAATGTTTGTTCAGATTATGGCAATTTTTAGGATAAACATTTGGCGGTTGGTAATTTTGCCATAGAACGAAATGCGCTTCGTGGCTGTAGCGTTACAAGAATATTCAAGGCATTTCTTTCAAGGGGTAAACAGCCACTTTAGACCTCTTTTAAGATTTGCCTTTTTATATGTCAGGTGTGACAGGTCAAGGCAAGACATTCAGGTGTGCATGGGTTCGAATCCCAGCTTGCTACTACGGTCAAAATAAAATCCTCATTGATGAATTGACCGGCCATCAATGAGGATATGTTTAATTCAGGTTTTACAGCGTATGAACAAAGAAACCATAAATGAATCCCAATTCATACGGTACAAAGATAAGCAAATTTCTTATTGTACCTACAATGGCAGGATATATATTTCTTGCAAGGGGCTTAATTCTGATATCGGGATAAGCATAAGCGAATGGAAATCGAAGAACATGTCGCAAATAAAAACGTATGCAGCCGAAAACGGATTGAAACTAAGAGAAATCATGTATTTCGGCCAGTATCTAGAAATCGGGATAGCCCTGATGTATTTCGCAAACAATAAAGAGTTGACAGAGTGTGTAAAGAATCAGATTGGTAACTTAAATTCAAAAAATATGAATGAGATACAGGTTTTACAGAGAACTACCTTATTAGGTAAAGAACTTACCGTTTACGGTAATGCAGAGAATCCGTTGTTTCTTGCTAAAGATGTAGCAGAGTGGATTGAATACGATGTAAGCAGCCTTAATAAACTCGTAAATACAGTAGACGAAGATGAAAGGCTGGTCGGAACATTATTCCGGTCAGGTCAGAACCGTCAAGTCTGGATGCTCACAGAGAACGGTTTATATGAAGTCCTAATGCAAAGCCGCAAGCCGATAGCCAAACAATTCAAGAAAGGCGTAAAAGCCATACTGAAAGAAATCCGAACTAAAGGCGGTTATATGGCAGTAAAATCGGATGATACGCCAGAAGAAATCATGGCAAAAGCCATCCTGTTAGCAAACTCAACCATCGAAAGGCAGAAAGAACGAATATCTGTACTTGAAACCGAAAAGAATCTGGTAGAAGAACAGAACAGACTGATGGCGCCAAAAGCTGCCTACTTCGACAATGTCCTTCAAAGCGAAGGATTGATAACAACAAATATCATAGCCAACGAACTTGGCATGAGTGCCAAAAAGCTGTACAAGATACTAAAAGATTTAGGCGTATTGTACAACCAGAATGGGGTTTACATGCTTTATGCCAAATACAGGGGACTAGGTTATGATAAGTACAGGACACACACCTATACAAGTGATACCACTGGCATGCAGGTTGCGAAGCAATACTTGTGTTGGACGCAACTTGGTAGAAAGTTTATACTTGATTTAGTAAACAGTAAATCCGCAGCTTAAAAACTGGTCATACACACGTCATTAAGTTGGCGTGTGTATAAAATGAAACAATTGGCTTATTGTTTCGTATCTGTTAAAATACAGCTTTGCTAGCCTCTTATTATTAGCTAGTTTTGAATATAGAAATATAATTTATAATTACACAATTATGAAAATATTGACATTGATCATTCAACAAAAATGGTTTGATGAAATCATTAAAGGCAACAAGAAACAAGAGTTTAGAGAATTAAGACCAAGAAGTGAAAAGAAATACATCGAATATCAAGAAGACGGTACATTTGATGCTATAAAATTCGATGCTATTCGCTTCTATGTTGGCTATAACAAAAACAGAGATACTGCACTCGTTGAAATCAAGAACATATCTTTTCTTGATTTTGTAGACGAGAACAATGAAATGATTGTACTTAAAGACCTGAAAACAGGCGAAGAATATGACAAGATGGATATTGTTTACGACTTAGGCAAAGTGCTAGAGATAAATGGTGTTAGTCAATAGAATGTATAACCTTAAAAAGAAAAATTATGGCTCGAAGGCAAAATCGAAATTTACGTTCACAGGTAAATAGTGTGACAGGCGCTTATTTAGGCAATACCACCAACCGTTCTTTTACAGGTGGCAGTGGACAATTTATGAATCATAACCAGAAATACCGTGAAGTCCGTAAGGGTTTAGGATTAGAAGCCGGTTGATAAATGACACTGCAAGAAAGGACATACAGCCATATTGACCTCGTCAGACAGAAGACTGACGGGGTTTTGCTGTTTCTGTCGCTGGGTAAGGATTCTTTGGTATTGCTGGACATGATCTACCCGAAGTTTGATAGAATAGTCTGCGTGTTCATGTACTTTGTCAAAGGCTTAGAGCATATTGAAAGGTGGATAGGTTGGGTAAAAGCTAAATATCCCAAAATCGAGTTTGTACAGGTGCCACACTGGAATCTTACTTACATTCTTCGCGGTGGCCTGTATTGCGTGCCAAACCACAAAGTGAAGCTTTTGAAGTTGGCTGATGTTGTGAAGGCCATGCAGCTAAGATACGGACTTTACTACACTTTCTTGGGCATGAAGAAGGCCGACGGCATGAACCGCCGCTTGATGCTGAAAGGCTATGAAGCAAACGGGTATGAGAACAACGGAATGTGTTATCCTCTGGCAGACTGGACGCAGAAAGACATTCTATCTTACATGAAGCAGAACAACCTTCCGGAGCCTGTCAGATATTCACTGAAGGCCAGTTCGGGCGTAGGCTTTAATCTGGATTGTATGCTATGGCTGGAGAAGAACTACCCGCAAGATTTGCAGAGAATTTACAATGTGTTCCCGATGGCTGAGAGAATCCTTTGGGAATATAAACAAAAGCAATAGGTATGGAACTAAGCAAATACATTAAGAGTGAATCGGTGGAACTTAATCGTTCCGCCATTCACTTCGCTGATTATAACCCCAGGAAACTGTCTGAGGAATCCCGTAAGACATTGAAGCGGGGCATCAAGAAGTTCGGTTTGGTCGGTGGTATTGTAGTCAACAAACGGACTGGCCTTACTGTCGTATCCGGTCACCAGCGTCTGAGCGTGATGGATGAACTGCAGAAGTTTCCGGAAAACGACTACAGAATCCGCGTCGATGTCATTGATGTAGACGAAAAGCAGGAAAAGGAATTGAACATCCTGATGAACAATCCTAACGCGCAAGGTTCATGGGATTATGACGCTTTGGCCCGGTTGGTTCCGGATATAGATTACCAGGATGCCGGTTTAACGGCCGCTGATTTGAATATGATTGGCTGTGATTTCCTTCTCCAGACAGAAGAAGAAAGCTCTATTGCCGATGCCCTAGAGGATATGATGGCACCAGTCACCGAACAGAAAGAAGCTGAGAAAGCCGCCAAGCAGATGGAAAGAGCTGAAAAGGTAGCTCACATGAAAGAAGTAAAGCAGCAGGTGAAGAATGCAGCCCAGAAACAGGCACAGGATATGGACGCTTATCTGATGCTTTCCTTTGACACGTTCGAAGCTAAAGCAGCCTTCTGTGAAAGGTTCGGTTACGACCCCTACTCCAAGTTTATCAAGGGTGAGGTATTCGATGAACAGATAGAAAGAATTGAATGACAACATGAAATTTTAGGAGGAAAGCCGAGTCAGAAGAAAAACATATAGTCAGTTGTATCAACAGTCAAGACGAATAATGTACAACGCCGGAAGGCAATACGGGCTTGGTACAGACAGACAAAGAAGTATAAGAGACAGAACGAAGTCTATAATGGAAAGATATGCGGCCAGGATAGATAGCTATTTCTCAAAGAGAGGAATTGATATTTATGGTGATAAGCCTGTTTCTCGCCGCATTTATATGGGTAACAATAACGGATGATTAATTATGAAAAGTGAATCTCAAAAAAGCAAACATACAGGACGAAAGCCCAAATTCGATTACAAGAGTGAGGAATTCCTCTCTCAGGTGGAGACGTATGCCAAAAAGGGATTCACGGACAGAGAAATCGCTTTTGCGTTAGGCTTGGCTCCCCAAACGTTTTGTGAGAAGAAGAATGAGCACTCTGAATTATGCGAAGTATTAGCGCGCGGGCGTGCGACCATCACTGCAGCTGTACGTGCCAAGTTCCTTGCTGTAGCTTTGGGCGGTATCAAGACCAAGAGTACTGTAGTAAGAAAGCTGAAAGACCAGGACGGAAACCTGACCGGCGAAGAAGAGCTTCAGGTAAGTGAAAGCGAGCTGGCTCCCAACCTTCAGGCAATGTCTGTCTGGCTATATCATCACGACGATGAATGGAGGAAGGTTGAACGCCGTCAGGACGAAGACGCAGATATTCCAAAGGATATTAACCACGGAATTTCTATTGACTCATGGATTAAAGACAAACTGAAATGATTGTACCCCAAACGATATATCATCCGCTATATACCGATAGCGAGAAGTTTATCATTCTCATTACCGGTGGTCGTGGTTCGGGGAAGTCTTTCAATGCTTCCACCTTCATAGAGAGATTGACATTCGAAATGACTCCCACAGAGAAGATTGTCCATCAGATTCTTTATACCCGTTATACGATGGTGTCAGCCGGCATGTCTATCATTCCAGAGATGATGGAAAAGATAGATTTGGATGGAACAACGAAGTATTTCAAGACCACCAAGACGGACATCGTAAATCGGATGACCGGCAGTCGTATCATGTTCCGGGGTATCAAGACTTCTTCCGGGAATCAGACGGCAAAGTTGAAATCAATTCAGGGTATCACCACCTTTGTCTGTGATGAAGCAGAGGAATGGACCAGTGAGGAAGAGTTTGACAAGATTATGCTCTCCATCCGTAAGAAGGGAATCCAGAACCGGATCATCATCATAATGAACCCGACGGACAGCAACCACTTCATCTACAAGAAATACATCGAGAATACTCATCGGCTGGTGGATATTGACGGCGTCCAGGTACAGATTTCCACCCATCCGAATGTACTTCATATCCATACGACTTACTTCGACAATATAGAGAACCTCTCTCCTGAGTTCCTGAGAGAAGTCAAGGAAATGAAAGAGAAGAATCCGGAGAAGTACGCTCATGTGGTTATCGGACGATGGGCTGACGTGGCCGAGGGTGCAGTGTTCAAGAAATGGGGAATTGTGGATGAGTTCCCCATGTGGTGCAAGAAAGTGGCTATTGGACAGGACTTTGGTTATACCAATGACCCATCGGCTTCTATTCGGTGCGGAATCATTGACAATGCGCTTTATTTGGATGAAGTGGATTATAGAACTGGATTATTATCTGGGGATATTATAAAGACGCTACGCCCGTGGAATTTGAGAGTGATTGCCGACAGTGCGGACCCGCGACTCATCCAGGAAATTCATAACGGAGGGATTAAAATATACGCGGTAGAGAAAGGACAAGGTTCTGTCAATGCCGGTATTGACAAGATGCAGGGAATGGAAATATTCATCACCAAGCGTTCTTATAACCTGCAGAGGGAGTTCAGAAACTATGTATGGGCAAAGGATAAGGATGGAAACTACATCAACGAACCTGAAGACCATGATAATCATGGCATAGATGCTGCACGCTACTATGTGCTGGGAGAACTTCTCGGTAGAATTATGAAACCCAAAGACGTTTCAGGAATATTTGGACATTAAACTTTGAGATATGACTATAGAAGAAATTTTAGCTATGCCGGAAGTAGAGAGAAAAATCTACTATCTGAAGAAAGGACGAAAGACCGAGCAACCAAACGCTCACGCTCTTTACAACGACTGGAATCCGAACAAGCACGAGATAGTGATAGATGAAGAGAAATACCCGAAAATCAAAATTACGACCCAGCCTGAGAAACGGATTACAGACCCTACAACCGGGAAAGAATATATTGAGCCGGCAGTAAGGAAAGAAGTTGATCCGAACAGGATTGCTCTTCCTCTCGAGCAGGACATTGTGAACATTCAGACTGCCTTCACCGTTGGAACAGAACCGGTCCTTGATTGCCAGCCGGACCAGTCGGAAGAAAGCCTTCTTTCCACATTGAAGCAGGTGTTCAAGAAAAACAAGCTGAAATACCAGAACAAGAAAGTAGTCCGGGCATGGCTGGCCGAGCAGGAAGTGGCCGAATACTGGTATGTGGTGAAGGATGACGGCTTCTGGGCAAAGCTCAAACGAAAGATTTCAGGAATTTTCGGTAAATCTAAGCCTGAATACCGTCTGAAGAGTGCCATCTGGTCTCCGTTCCGTGGCGACAAACTCTACCCTTTCTTCAATGACCAGGGGGATTTGGTAGCCCTATCCCGTGAGTACAAGAAGAAAGACCTGAACGATGTAGAGATTACATGTTTCATGACCATTACCAAGGATATGGTTTACCAATGGGAACTGACAAGCAACTGGACTGACAAAGGCTCATTTGCTCATGGATTCAAGAAGATGCCGGTGATTTACATGTACCGTCCGGAAGCGTACTGTGAGAAGATAAAGAGTCTCCGCGTAAGACTGGAGAAACTTCTTTCAAACTATGCAGACTGTATCGACTACCACTTCTTCCCTATTCTCATGCTTTTTGGTAACGTGGAGAATTTCTCAGGTGAGTTCAAGAACCGTGTGGTCGAGCTGACCGGGCAGGGAGCAAATGCCCAGTACCTTACCTGGTCACAGGTACCTGATACTGTCAAGTTCGAGGTAGAAACCTTGCTGAGCCAGATATATGGACTGACCAATACACCCAGAATCTCTTTTGACTCCCTGAAAGGTACAGGAAACGCCGTTTCCGGTGTGACTTTCGACTATGTGTTCATGTCCACCCACCTTAATGTAGAAAATCTAAACGAAACTGTCGGCGAGTTCATGCAACGACGTGTAAATTTCCTCATATCAGCTTTGGGTTCCGTGAATTCCACCCTAGAAGAAGCCTCCGAGACTATTGATGTGGATGTACAGATGCAGCCATATAAACTGGAGGACATCAAAGACAAGATAGACACAGCTATCAAGGCCAAGGACGGTGAAATCTGGTCACATGAAAGAGCTATCACCTTCGTGGGGAACGTGGATGCAGTTCTGGATGAGATTGAAGCCATCAAGGAAGAGCAGGCTGAGAAGCAGAAGAACGACATTGAGAAACAGAAACAGCTTTCCTCTCTTAAAAGTTCCAGCAGTAAATCTGAAGAATAGAACAACCCAGTCAGAATATTTACGGGGATAATACAAAACAGAATGATATAAATCTAAAATATTGACTAATTTAATAGCGGTATCTTTCGAGGTATCGCTATTTTCTTTATCATAGTAAAAACATGAATACTTCTTTGTAATTATTCGTTATTTTACTATATTTGCATCGTAATTAAGTCTTAAACGCTATGAGCTACAAATCAGTTAAAGACGTTGTAACGCTGCTTACTGAAAATGGCTTTTGGTTCGTGAGGCAGAAAGGCAGTCACATGGTTTACACTGATGGTAGCCATGTAGTGATTGTCCCCGACCACGGCAAGAAAGGCGTTGAGAAAGGCACTTATTACAACATTCTGAGGCAAGCGGGGCTAAAATAGCCCCCGCCTCTTTTGTTTAATGATAAAAAGGAGGTAGTATGAGAACCGTAGAAGTGATTGTAGAACATGCTGGAAATAATCTTAGTGCCTATATTGAAGGTGCTCCGGTGATTACTGTCGGTAACGACGTGAAGGAAATCGAGAAGAACATGAAGGAAGCTGTTGAACTTTACCTGGAGTCATGCAAGGAGATGAACATCGCTTCAGTGGAAATTTTACAGGGAGAGTTCACCTTGAAGTTCAAGATAGATGCTGCCACTTTCATCAACTATTACAGCAGTATCTTTACTAAAGCTGCTTTGAGCCGGATAACCGGAATTAATGAACGTCAGTTGTGGCATTATGCGGCTGGAGTACACAAACCACGCAAACAACAATTAGAGAAGATTCAGAAAGGTATTAACGCGCTGACAGAGGAACTGGCAGCTATAAATTTGTTATGATTATTAATTAAATATAATGGAGGATAGTACAATGAAAGCAAAAGATGTAAATCCAAGTAATTTTAAGGTTGAGAATGTTGTATTTGAAAATGATGATTTTTCTATAGCGATAGGTATTTGGGAAAATGGGGAAAGAAGAATGGCAATGAGATGGAATGGCTATGGAGATGATCCCGGATACCCAAAATTATTTAAAAATCCAGTCTGGTTCATGGTTGATGACTCTTTAATTTTACCTTTCCTGAATGCTTTGAGGAACGTAAAAGATTCTGACAAAAAAGAAATAGAAGCAGCTATATTGAAATTTTAAAAGTATATTTGAATGATGTTCCAGCGTGATTACCCTAGTAGTCACGCTTTCTTTTTGTCTAAAAACGAACATTCCCCTAATTGTTTCGTATCGTTAGCCTTAAAATTTCCCCTTCCCTTTCTCTATAAGTAAATTTACCGTATGAAATTATTAATCAAACTCATACGGTATGACAATCTTTGAACAAATCTTGGCAGGACTGCAACAGAAATTCGCTGGGGTGGACACTGCCACACTCACCCGTATCGCCACAAAGAAGGCAGAGGGTGTAACGGACGAAACGAAGGTGACCTCCATCGTTGAGGGTATCTCATTTCAGGACGTGATGCAAAACTATGGTGATTTCCGTGCAGGACAGGCGCAGACTTCCGCTGTTTCAAACTACGAGAAGAAGCATGGACTGAAAGACGGGAAACCAATCGAGAATCCGAAACCAGAACCACCGAAACCAAACGACCCTCCAAATCCGCAGGAGACAGACATCGCAAAGATGATTGCTGACGGCATCGCAGCCGGTATCAAGCCTTTTGCCGACAAGCTTGCCAAAATGGAGGAAAATGAAGCGCAGGCGCAGCGCAATTCTCAGATTTCAGCAGTGGCGAAGAAGTATGGTATTCCCGAATTTATGCTGAAAGACCGCAATATTCCTGAAAACACGGACTTGGACACTTACTTCAAGGACATGAAGCAGGATATGTCTAACAACGGTTTTCAGTTCTCCAAAGCTCCTGAAACTGCCGAACAGAAGCAGGAGAAGGAAGCGAGCGAGTTCGCCAAAATGATTGAGGCGGACACAAAATCTATTGTCGAACAACAAAACAAGTAATTTATGTCAGCAGGATTTAAGTACAACATTGAGCCTGAACCGTCCATCGAGGAACGCTATGACGTTTCTACCGGTGTAAGACGTAGAGGCCCTTACAAGCTGGATACGGCCAACCTTGTCGCTGGTTCGTTTCTTCCATCCTTTACACCGATTGCCGCCGACTTGGTGAAGAAGACCGCTCAGGTGGCTATCCGTGTAGAAGTCTATGAAAAGTTTACCACCGGTTCCAATACCACATTGAAAATCAAGAAAAACTCTTTGGCTTATGTGGGTATGCATCTGGGTAATGGTTCTCATGGGGCTACCATCAACAGTATTGACAAATCAAACAAAGATTTCGATAAGTTGACGCTGTCTGCCGACTTTGGCGAAACATTGGAAGCTGGTACTGTACTCTATGAAGCTACAGCGGTAAGCGGCACAACTCCGAAAGTCATTGCTAACTCAGCCTTGTACGGAAGAGTACAAGTAGAAGAAGGCATTGTATTAGTTGCTCTTTTGATGCGAGCATTCGAGATTGAGCCTACCAAATTGGTTATGCCTTTCTCTGACATTGACAAGGCCAACATGCCGCATTTCCAGTTCAACGCTCCTGACGTTACTCAAGGTGGAAAGGCTGTAGTTGCCAAAGCGTCTTCCAGTCAAGATGGCTTGATGAGTAAAGAAGACAAAGCTAAATTGGATGGTATCGCATCCCAAGCCAACAAATTCACTTTGTCTGCAGCAACATCTTCTGCTCTCGGAGGTGTAAAGCAAGGTGTTAAAGTAGATGATGCTACTGGGCAGGAAGATGCACATACAAAATTGAATGCCCTTCTGGCATCTTTGAGAACAGCAGGTGTAATTGCAAGCAAATAAAGAAAGGAGGTAAAACATGATGCTAACTATTCATACTCTGTTTAATGACCCCAATATCGTAAACGCCGTTATCCAGCGCGTCCTTCAGACTCGTAAGGATACAATCTACTGGCAGCAGTATCTTGATTTCCGTAGAACGACTACCCGTGTATTCAAGGACTACATCGGTCAGGTTACTGGAGTGATGGCCGGTTCTATTAACTCACGATACGGCGAGAAGCCTATCCGTGAACGCCGGAATATCGGTTCAGGATATGGTGAAATCGCTTATCTGGGTGATGCTTATCAGATTTCAATTGACCGTCTGTCCGAACTTCAGGACTTGATTGACAAGTTTAACGCAGCTAAACCTGCTGACCAGGTAGCAGCCATGCAGGAAATCGTGAACTTTATCTATGACGATTACCGTCAGGTACTTTTGGCGGCCCACAAGCGCATGGATATTATCGTAGGTTCACTTCTGATGACCGGAGAAGCAACAGTCAAGAACAAAGACGACAATGCCGGAGGCGTTGACCTTCTCGACATTGAATTGCCGTTCAAGTTCATCAAGCCTGATACTGGTGCGAAGACGAACTTCATCACCTATTTGCAGCAGCAGATTAATGCTCTGAAAGCTGATTATGGAAACTTCCAGAAGATGATTATGTCCCGAGGAACTTTCGTGAAGAATATCATCGGATCGGCTGAGTTTGGTGACAAGTTCAAAATGCAGCTTACAGGAAATGAAATGTACCTTTCAACCGGTTTGATTACATCTCAACTGGCTTCCCAAGTATTCACTGGCATCGGGCTTCCGGCCATTGAAATCAAGGAAGATTACGTAAAAGACCAGACCGGAAAGAACGTGCAGATTTACGCCGACGACCGTATCACCTTGCTTCCACAGGATAAGGTCGGTTATATGCGTTTCCACACTCCGTACGAAGCAGTGGACGGCGTACCTGGACGTAACTACACCCAGGCAGACGGTGATATGCTTATTTCCGGTTACAAGGACAAGAACGGTCGTTATTTGGAATACACTGCAGAGTGGATTCCTCAGATTACGAATCCGAATCTGATTGTGAACTTTGATTTGTCAACCATGAACGCATGACAGTAAACGACTACATATCACAGAAGTTTCAGACCTTCGGCATCAACTTGTCGGAGGCTGACCTTTTGGAGATAAGTTTGTCTTCAGAAGTAAGCGGAGAGGATGAGATGGGCCCGTCAAACATCGGACTTGTTTCAGTGGCTATGGCGAAGTTCATCCCCTCTCTATTACTCCGTGCCACTTCCATCAGTGAGAACGGTTTCTCTATGTCATGGGATACAAAAGGCGTAAAGGAATACTATTCTTTCTTGTGCAAGAAGTATGGTCTTGAAGACACGCTGTCAGATAAACCTAAAGTCAGATTCCTATGATATTCGCGCCCCATATATTACAAGTGAAGGTCTTTACTCCGATGAAAACAGACGAGTTTGGCCGGCCCATTCCTGGTACCGGTGGAGAAAGCTGGCAGGATGTGTGTTGGTGCCGTTGTGACGATAACTCCACCAAAGAGTTTACTTCGGAGAATGGCAAGGTATACCGACCGAACTATCACGTAGTCTGTGAGAAGAAAACCTCACTGAAGGCTGGTGATGAGGTCAGATGTATGGAGGGTGAGAATATCCGTGGAACTGGCGAGGTTTACATGGTGAAGAATACGAATTATTTTGGTTACTCAGAGATATGGCTGTAAAGTTTGATTTTTCGGACGTGGATAGCTTTTTCGAGCAAGGAATAAGTGAAATTCGTGACATCGTAGATAAAGTTGGCAATGAGGCTGATGAATACGATGTGAAGGATGGCTCTTATCAGGACAGGACAAAAACACTCCGTAGGTCAAATAAACACAATGTTGAGGACGATTGTAGTCTGACATTGTACAATGATGCAGTAAGCCCCAAAGGGTATCATTATGCGTCCAATGTGGAAAGCAAGGGCTTCAGAGTGAGAAGTGGAGGGGCGTTATATGCTGAGAAACGATTAAAGGAGGAAATAAAATGATAGTTACCACCGACATAGCGAACATACTCTACCGTGATTGCCAACCTTTTAGTATTGACATTGTTCCTCATGGCAAGAAGCTGACAGGGGCGATAAAGTCCGAAAGGATTGTCATTCACGCCAAGAAGCAACAGCCGGGCACATACTGGAAGAAATCTTTCGTCGAGGTGAACATTTGTGTTCCCGATTTGAAGGAAGGCGAAGCCAATACCATCCGGCTGAACGAACTGGAGAAGCAGGCACAGAGATTGTTTGACGGTGTTACCGGTCGCTATGACGGTACAACCTATCATTATTCTATCGAATCAATTGGAACGGAGGAGGACACTGCTTTAAAGTGTCACTATGTGAATGTAAGAATTTTGTTTGAAGTTTTAAATGTGAAATAATATGGCAGAAGCAAAGAAAGTCACAGCCGCGAATATCAAGAAGCTTTGGTATGGCGAAACAAGCGAGATTACCGCAGATTTGACAGGACAAGCCTTGCATACTCTTTTACAGGGTGAAGCATTGAAAGAAATCAAGAATATCCATCAGGATACGTGGACACTCGAAGAGGGAGAAGCAAGCCGAACGAACTATAAGAACCAGCTTACCGGCCAGACCTATCGAAGTGAAAAGGAAATGGGTGACGTGACCGTCAACTTTACCATTGGCGAGTACGACTATCCTACTAAAAAAGACCTTATGGGTGGCGATGTCATCAACACCGACAAAGGTTGGAAGCGTGCAAGAGGTAAGGTAAACATTGAGAAGTTACTTGTTGCTTTAACTGACGATGACCAGTATTGTGTGATTCCACGTGCTGACATCGGTGCACGTGAAGCCACAACAGACAAGGCTGTCGGTATTCCTGTAAGTGCGGTGGAAGTGGAACCACAAAATGCAGAAGTTGCACCGGAATACTGGTTTGACTCATCTGAAGTAACAGCAGGTGTTTAATGCCTATCCAATAGGTAGAGATTGAATTCCATAACAGGGGTGGGCTTTATGGCTTCACCCCTTAATTTTTATCTTTTATCAGAATGAATCAAGGAGCAAAAATAGTAACTGAATCCATTATCGGAAGTGATTTCAGAACGGTGTTTGTCGCTGGGAAAGCCTACACGGTCTACCCTCCTACTATCCACAAGCTGGCCGGGGCAATCTCCCATTTGTCAGGCGTAAAAGAAGCAGACAATTTGAAAGAAGTTCTGCTCTCCCTGGGAGAAAGTGAGGCCTACAGCAAGGCTCTCTCCTGGCTGATAGCTGGTGACGAAAACTTGAGTGAAGAACTGGCAAAAGGAACATACGAAGAAAACGTAAATGCTTTAGATGAAGCACTCTCTATGATTGACTCAAAGGTTTTTCTCAAAGCTGTCAGCTTGGCGAGGAACGTAAGTCTGCTGGCAGCGAAACCGAGGTCGTAGGAAATGATACTCTCTTGGGACAGATTGCATCGTTCATGGAAAATCTGCATCTGTCATACCGGGAAGTGGTCTATGAGATACCATACAGGAATTTAGTATTAATGCAGCGTGACAAGCTCCATACAGTTACCGGTACCAAGGTTACAAAGGTGAAGGGTAAGGACATGGCTTCGCGCAGAAGAAGAAACAAGAAATAGATATGGCTCTATTAGAATGTTAAAAAGCAACAGAAACGTTACTTTTTTACGTTACAAAGCTTGCTTAATAGTAACGAAAATGTTACCTTTGCATTGTCAATTAAAAGTTCTTTGATTTATGAAGTTTTCAGAGTTTTACAAATTGATTGAGTCAGCAGGCTGGACAATCGAAAAGGGAAAGAAACATCACAAGTATGTTCATCCCGACTTTGACTACTTTATCCCTGTAGGCAGACATCCAGCCAAAGAGATACCTAAAGGTACTCTTGACAGCATGATGAAAAAGGCGGGGTTAAAGAAGTAAAAGAACAGCACCCACTTCGGTGGGTGCATTTAATTGACAAAACTTAAAATACACGATTATGAAGAAGATTCAGGCTATTATTGAAAAAGCAGATGATGGAGGAATTTCTATCTATTCTGAAGATGTAAACGGTGCATATGGCTTTGGGCTTACAGAACAGGAAGCGAAAGAGGACTTTATTTCTGTTTTAGAGGAACAAGCGGAATATTACAAAGAAAAACATGGTGAATTTCCAAGTTGGTATAAAGCTGGCTATTCTGTGGAGTATGTGTATGACTTAAGTGGATTTTTTGAGGCATTTCCGTTCATTAATGCCAGTAAGTTCGCAAAGGAAATAGGTCTAAATGAATCTGTAATGCGAAAATACAAAGGCAAGATTGTGACGGCTTCCGAGAAACAGAAAGCATATATACAATCCAAATACAATGAAATACTTAAAAGAATGGAACTTGTCAAGTTTTGATATTCCAGCCGTGAGGCTTTGATATAAATTAAAGAACAAATTGACAATTTGGCGCATCATTATGATGCGCCTTTTTTATTAAAACACTGAAAAACACAAATACGCAACAATAGGTTTATTGTTTGGTATTAATCATCGTAAAAACTGAATATTAATGAATTGAGGTGTAACTTCAAACATTAATATTCAGTTTATAATATATGGCTACACTTGTATTCCGCGTAAGCGCACAATATGATGAAGTTATAAAACTTCGTAATGAGATTAGTAAGCTGGAAGCCCAGCTCAAAAAGATGGACGTAAACAAATCCCCTGCAGCAGCCAAGGCTTTAGAAACACAACTGGCATCCACCCGTCAGCAGATGATGGGACTGGTAACTGAGGCGGCTAAAGCTGGCGCAGTGATGGAAAAAGACTTTAAATCCAATATTTACAATGCCTCACAATCGGTAAATGATTTTACTCAAAAAATTATTGACCAGAAAAGAGTTGTCAAAGACGTAGAACATGATGTTAAGCGGTTGGGCAATGCTTATAAAACAGCTTTAAAAAGAAATCCGACGGGAGCTGCAGGCTTATTATCAGAATACCAATCTGCAAAGAAGACTCTCGATGAAGAAAAAGCTACTTTATTTGGTTTGACTCAGCAGCAGGCTGAAGCCCGTCTTTCAGTAAAAAGACTGAAGGATGAATATGCAGCCTTTAAGGAAGAAGCAGGTGAAACGGTTGAAGCAAATGAAAAGATGTCTGTTTCCTTAACCAAAGTACTTGGTGTAATAGGTGGAGTAACTGCCTTGAAAAACTTTGCCACAGAACTTGTCAATGTACGAGGACAATTCCAGCAGCTTGAAATTGCTTTTTCAACCATGTTAAAAAGTAAGGAAAAAGCAGATAAACTGATGTCGGAACTGGTGGATATTGCCGCAAAGACGCCCTTTGACCTTCAAGGGGTGGCATCATCTGCCAAGCAAATGATTGCTTACGGCTCGTCAGCTGAGAATGTGGGTGATGAGCTTGTAATGTTGGGAAATGTAGCCGCCGGTGTTGGCTCCCAGCTTAGTGAAATAGCCTATCTCTATGGCACATTAAGGACACAAGGAAGGGCCTATGCTGTCGATATTCGTCAGTTTGCAGGACGTGGTATTCCCATCTACGAGGAACTGGCAAAAGTGCTTGGTGTGACAAAAGATGAAGTTTCCGGTTTAGTAAAGGAAGGCAAGGTAGGATTTAAAGAAGTAGAACAGGCCTTCAAAAATATGACTAGTGAATCAGGAATCTATTATAACCTGATGCAAGAACAGTCTAAGTCTCTTACAGGTCAGTTGAGTAACCTTGGAGATGCTTGGGATACAATGTTGAATAAGATTGGGAAAGATACTCAGGGAATTGCTTCTGCAGGTATTTCAGGATTGAAAGGTCTTATTGAGAACTATGAAACTGTTGGTAAGATTTTGATAGGACTGATTGCTACATACGGGACATATAAAACCGCTCTTATTGTTGTGCGAATAGCTCAGGATACATTAACGGCCAGAATGGAACTTGCAATACTGGTTACTAAAGCTCAAATGATAGCACAAAAGGCTTTGAATACGGTTATGAAAGCTAACCCGTATGTACTGGTAGCTACGGTTCTTGCCGGGCTTGTTGCTACTATGTGGGCCTTTCATGACAGCACAACCGCATCGGAAAAGGCACAGCAAAAATTCAATGAAGAACAAAAGAATTTTGCGAATCAGGAAGAGGAACGCAAGAAAAAGATAGAAGAGCTGATACGCGTTATCCAAGATGAGACAGAAACAGAGTTTTCAAAGATAAAGGCCTATGAGGAACTGCAAAGGTATTCTCCTGCACTTTCTTCTGCTTATACCCGTGAACAACTGGCTGTACTCAATCTTGCAGAAGCAAATAAAGAACTGAATAAGGAACGAGACAAGAACAGTTATGAAAACATACTAAAGAATATACAACAATGGGAGGAGAAAATAAAATCATTAAATGCTTCTTTAAAAAATGCCGGGCAAGGTGCCCCATTAATTGCTTCACAAATAGAATCAGCAAAAGCAAATCTTAACAAGTGGGAATCAGCCCTGAGCGAATATAATCGACTGAAAAAGGAAACAGAGGAAAACTCGAAACCTGTAGAAGTCAAGCTAATGGAAGCAAGAAGTAATCGTGAGCAGATTATACGCGAATACAATATAGCAAGACAAATATTGCAGGAAGAGCAAGAAAAAATTAAGAATTTTCCTTTTGCAACAATTCCTATTGACGTTCAAATACGGTTCAATAATGCGCAAGCAGCGTTAAAAGGGATTGACGGTACCATATCTGGCCTGGAATCGCAAAGAGAAGCATCGGAAAAGACGTATCAGCAAGCATATAAAGAAGCAAAAGCTGTTTACGAAGCAAAATTAAAGGCCGTAGAGGATGCTAAAAAAGGCACTGAATCTGCTTATAAGAAAGCTGTAGAAGAGTTGGAAGCAGCAGAAAAATCATATAAATCGCTCGGTGGTGTAACAGGAGACACTCTGGCCAAACAAGAGAATAATGCGAAGAAAGATGCCGAGCGACAAAAGAAAGAGCAGCAACAGGTTGCAGAAGAACTCCTTCAGCTTCGCAGAACCAATCAGCAGGAAGAAATCAACCTGATGGAAGAAGGTTCTGAAAAGAAACGTAGACAGATTGAACTGGATTACCAGAAAGAGATTGATGCTTACAACAAGGCTAAAGCCAAATATGGTGAGATTGATGAAGTGAAAGTGATGAAATCCAATGCAGAATCAAAGCGTAATAAGTCTTTCTATGAAGTAGATATTGAATCGCTTCAAGCTGAAAAGGATGCACTAAATTCCTATCTTCAGGAATATGGCACGTTCCAACAGCGTAAGTATGCCATTGCACAAGAATATGCCGACAAGATAGCCAAAGCCCAAACAAATGCCGAAAAGATAAGGTTAGGGAAAGAACGGGACAGCAAACTTTCCGGTATCGAATCAAATGCTTTAAAGGCAAATATAGATTGGGTAACAGTGTTTGGTGAGTTCGGAGGAATGTTCTCCAATATGATTAAACCTGCTCTTGAAGATGCCAGGAAATACATGCAGACCGATGAGTTCAAAAACTCAGACGCGTCAAGCCAGCAAGCCATTGTTGATGCGGTTAATCAAATGGAAAAATCTCTTGGAGGTGCAGGAGGGTTGGATTTCAAGAAACTTGGTGATAATGTACAAGCATATCAATATTCAGTTGTAAGTCTTAATCTTGCTAAGGAGCAGGAAGCGGATGCATTGGAGCGTCTTGTCACAGCTCAGGAAGAATATGAGAATGCGTTGAAAAACGGTACTGAAGAGCAGAAAAATGCAGCAAAGGAAGCATTGGCAAATGCACAGAGCAATGCTGATTTGGCATCTGCAAATGTACAAATGCAGTCAGAAAATGTTGAAAAGGCACAGAAAGGAATGTCTGAAACAGCCACTGCATTAAAAGCCAATATGGATAACGTGGTACAGGGATTGCAACAGATAACTTCCGGAGGACTCACAAATATCTACAATGGACTGATTCAAGCAGGAAAAGGAGTTGGTGGGGCTGCTGGAAAACTTGCTGATTCGCTTGAAAGCGTTCCCGTTGTCGGATGGATTCTTTCTATAATTGACATATTCAAGGATGGGATAAGTATAGTAATTAGCGGACTCCTTGACTCCGTATTCAGTGCCGTGTCTGGAATCATTGAAGATGTGCTGTCCGGAGATTTGTTCGTATCTATAGGAGAATCCTTAATGAAAGGTATTGGAAGCATTTTTGACGCTATTTCTTTCGGTGGATTCAGTAAACTTACTTCTATTGGGAGCAATGCCAAGGAGGTGCAGGAGGCTATAGACCGACTGACAGACAGAAATGAAGCACTTCAGGGAAGTATTGACGCACTGAATGACACCATAAAAGCCGGAAGAGGTGCAATATCAGTCAATGCTGCAAGGAAAGCCGTGAAGTATCAAGATGAGCAAAACGCAAACTATCTGAAAATAGCACAGGAACAAGCCCGTTATTCAGGAAACCATCATAGCTGGAATTATTACTGGGGAGGATTCACACAAAGCCAAATAAATGATTTCAGCAATCAAATAGGAAGGAACTGGAATGGAAGTCTTTGGGATCTTTCTCCTGAAGAAATGAAACTCTTGAAGGGGAATGTAGATATGTGGACGCAGATACAGAATACCGGAAAGGGAGGATATGGAGGTAGGCTGACTGAAAAGCTGGATGATTACATTGAACAAGCCGGAAAAATAGAAGAACTGGAAACACAACTCAATGAATCACTTACTGGAATGACATTCGATTCGATGTATGACAGTTTCATTGACACGCTAATGGATATGGATGCTTCTGCCGAAGATTTTGCCGACAACATGTCCGAGTATTTCATGAGAGCCATGCTTTCAAACAAGATTGGAGAATTGTACTATGACAGATTGAATGAATGGTACGAAGATTTTGCCAAAAGAATGGAGGATGGAGCGCTTGATGATAATGAACTTGACTATTTACAAGGCAAATGGAATGGAATCGTAAGTGATGCTATTAAAGAACGCGATGATATTGCTTCCGCTGTAGGGTATGACAATAAAGAAACGCAAGAACAGCAGTCGGCCTCCAGCCGCGGATTCGGTACGGAAATGACGCACGAGGATGCCGGAGAACTGAGCGGACGATTCACTGCCGTGTATGAGTCCAATCTTAGGATAGAGACGGCAGAACAGCAGCAAACGGTAGCTATTACCGAACTGCGAGGTTCCATCGGCTCCCTGACATCACAAGTGACCGGTCTGTACAACATTGCCGACGAGACACGTACTATCCTGGCCAATTCCTATTTGGAGTTACAGCAAATCAGAGAGAACACAGGCGAAATTGTCAAACCTATCAAACAGATGCAGGCCGACATTGCCGAAGTGAAACGTAATACAGCAAGACTATGACAGGAGATTTATTTATTAACGGGAAGGATGCCTGGAGCACATGGGGTGTCCGCATGGGTGACAGTTTTCTCGATGCTATCGACGGATTCAACCAGATGAAAGACTACATCGAAGATGAGAGCCGTCTGGAGCACGGGAAGCGAATAATAACCGACAATGCAAAAGTAGCATCGCGTGAAATCACTCTCCAGTTCACCATAGAAGGAGACTCAGAAGGTGACTATCGGACAAAGAAGAAAGCCTTTCAGTCAGAACTGGAGAAGGGAGCCGTAAACATCAAAATCCCCGCTCTTGGGAGCGAAGTCTTCAAGCTGGTTTACCTGGGGAAAAGCATCTCTTACGGGTTAAGTATTGACAGGTGTTTCGGTAAGGTTTCAAGTAAGTTTTGCGAACCGAATCCCATGGACAGAAGCGAATAACAAACATTTCCTTTATTGTTTCAAATGGAAGTCCGGATTTTTAGGGCTTCCATTTGTTATTTATGAACTTTGGGGATATGATTGAAATTAAGGACATATCCGGAAAAACAAGGTTCTCTACCCCTATCAACAAAGGGGCGAAGGGAAAGTTTACACTGATGAAAGAGGACTACATCGTTCTCCCCTTTTCCGTGCCTGAACCTATATATTTTAAACTTGGTGACTATGTAGACCTTTCTGGGGTTCTGGATGATTCTCTGGGCGGATTACTTTCAAAAGTATATGAGGTAACAGACCTGCAGAAACCTTCTTTCAATGCTTCTACCGGTGGATATGATTATGAGCTGAAACTGGATGCTTACTATTGGAAGTGGAAAAACAAAATTTTCAAATACACTCCTGAACATGCTGGATATGAAGCGTCATGGTCTCTCACCGCAGCCCTTGATGTACAGCTTGGTGTGTTCTTACGTAACCTGAAAGCTTTGGGATATACCTATAAGGGAAAAGAATTCGTATTTGAAATAGATTCAACAGTAGAGAATAAGGCAGTTGCAATGACGTATGACAATATGAACCTGCTGGATGCCTTATTCTCAATGGCGGGTGAGGATAAGTGGAACTGTGATTGCTGGATAACGGACAACGTAATTCATTTTGGGCGAAACGAATTCGGTGATGCCGTGAAAATCGAGTTAGGGGTTGAAGCGTCTGCCATGACTCGCAGTGAGAGCAAAGGCACTTATGCCACCCGCATTTATGCATTCGGATCTACAAGAAACATACCTGAGAACTACCGTTCCATTGAAGAGCAGACGGTAGTAAACGGAGTTGTGCAAAGACGACTTATGCTTCCCGCTGGTACGCCATACATAGATGTGTATCCTGACATGAGCCAGGAAGAAGCAATTGAAGACATCGTGGTATTTGACGAGGTATATCCCCGACTTGAAAGTACGATGTCAAGTGTATCTACGAGGACGGAAACCGTTACAAATGAAGACGGAGGTCAGGAAACCGTGACTTACTATCGCTATCGTGATACTGGCCTGAATTTCTCCAAGGACTACATACTTCCGGGACAAGAGCTGACAATTATCTTTCAGTCCGGCAAAATGAATGGATTGGAGTTCGGTGTTATTTTTGACCCGGACAACAACGGAAGCCAGCTTTGGGAAATTGTCCGCAGCGAAGACTACGGACGTCCATTGCCGGATGATACCATATATCCTGAAAATGATGACAAGTATATCCTTTCCGGTTTTGATCCAAAGTTTGTTTCTGTACAAATGATTCCGGACGCGGAGCAGGAACTGAAAGAGAAGGCACAGAAGATAGCAGACCAGCGAAAAAAGGACGATGGTACATACTACACTACCCTCCGGTCAGAATGGGTTAATGAAGACAAGCTGAAACGCTTTTTCGAGTTCGGGCAAAAGATAAACCTGGTCAATAAAGCCTTTTTTGAGAATGGCCGTGAAAGCCGTGTTCTCGGATGGGAGTTTAACCTTGACATTCCATGGGATTCTCCGGTATATACTATTGGGGAAAGTATGCCCTACTCTCGCCTTAATGATGTGGAAGAGAAACTGGAGTCGATTACGTATAAAGGGCATACTTATGTTGGAGGCGGAGGAAGTAGCATATATGTGATTAAGACCAATGATTCTACTGCCCCATCGGACAGTAACGTATTTTCGGCAAAACGGTCACTTGCAACATTATTGAGAAAGGACAAGGAAGACCAGACAAACTATCTCATTAAGCTTCTTGGCGGTATCATATCTCCTTTCCTGGAATCAATTGACTTCGTGACTGGTATGATGGGTGCTGGTATGTCATTCTCTTCAGAAAAGGGCGGCGAGTCTGTCGGATGGATTGACAAACTGTACGTGCGCAAGAAAGCTATCTTCCAGTTACTTTCAATAATGGAGACCGAGCTGGCCGGAGCTTCCTTCATGTTCAACGCCAGCGGGGCCAGAGCAACGATTACTAAGGTCGAGTTTATAGAAAAAAAGGGAATTCGTTTCAAGGATGGTAAAGGAGTCAAGTTCTCAGACGGGAAAAGAGGTTACTCATCTCCTGGAACTTATGGTTCTGTTTATCGCTGTTACTTCCTTGCAGATGATGGTGAGAAAGCCATAGAAAATCGTTTTAAGCCAGGGAATTTAGTACGCTCACAGTCCTTTAATATTAAGGAAGGCGCGTATGACGGCGTATCCAATCACTATTGGTGGCGTCTGGTGGAAAATGTTGGTGATAACTGGATAGAGGTATCCGTGAATCATTGTGACGAAGGAAGCGATATACCCAAAGTGGGTGACGTGATGGTACAGCTTGGAGACATAGCCGACCCGGACTATCAGGCTGCAATCGTGTTGTCTGCATATGGAGATGGTGCGCCTTCTCTTACCTTCTATCAGGGGATAAGTTCTTACTCCCTCTCCGGGAAAGATATAGTTTCAATCGGATATGATCGTCTAACTAAAGAAGGATACTTTAATGTTTATGGAAAGACATATATCGGTAATAGGGACAAGACAAATTATATCAGACTTGCTTCTGGAGAAATAGAGGTACGTGCAGCAAGAATATTGTTGTCAAATGGTGAAAGCGTTGTAGATGTAGCAGAGAAAAATATCTCAATTAAACTTGGTGCTACGGGTATTGACATCGAAAAAAATGAGATTGTTATTTCTTCAGATAAGTTTAAAATTAAAAGTTCTGAAGGGAAAGGAATAGCCGTGTTTACGGTTAAAAATGGGAAACCACTTCTTCTTACAGAGTGCATAGATGTAAACTCGTTAAAAGTGAAACATCTGGATGGTGCAGACGGTACATTTTCGGGTGAACTGAAAGCCGCTAAAGGTACTTTTTCCGGAAAAATATCTGCCGATGGTGCTAAGATTGGAGGGTTCACTATAGACAACGGTTCCTTGAATTGGAAGGGAAGGGATTTTTTCGGCAATGATAGCAGGAGTATACGGATTGGTGTTCCTACGGATGATAACAGTGGTATGATTGACATAAATTTCAATGGTGCGACTGACGGGAAATTTGGGGTTAAAATAATTGGAAGCAATGACGGTGGAGCATGTATCTATGCTTCAAGGAACGGTACTAGCAAGCCACATAGTTCTAATACTTATGCCGGATATTTTGACGGAGGAGTACATGTGAACGGAAATCTTTATACCAATACGATATTGTCTAATGAGTTTGGTACCGGATGGTCATTGCAAGCCGATGGCTCATATACATACAAAAAAGGAGTAACGAGAACAATATCATGGACTATACAGAATGGCTCGATACCTTCAAGATATAGCTTGGTTTTTGAAAATGGAATTTTAGTTGATTAATCATGAAAATAGATTTTAAGAAATTTAAGAAGTACACGAAGATAGATAAATCCGATTTCGTGGAGATTGATGTCAGAGAAATGTTTGCAGATAACATTTACAATGTGACAGGAGTTGGTATTGCTGATTTAAAATTAGCAGAAAAAATTTTTTCCAGCGATGACGATACCGAATTTTCAGATGATGAAGTTAGCAGGGTAAGACATCATGCAGCGTCGCTTCTTCCATGGTTTCTTGCTGGGCTTGATGATGCAATAAGATAATTATAATATACATTGGAAACATCATTAATAACTATAAATTAAAAACAATTATGGCAGCAGAAGAAGATTTTGTATTAAGCTTTACAGGTGAAGAAACTGACAATCTATTGAAACATACAGAAAGTATGAAGAATCAGACAACGGAAGAAGATGGTGAAACGGTACAGGTGTACGATACAAACGGCGTTCCGCATAAAGTGTCGAAAACGGAGCTACTGAAGAAGTCTACACTGGCTCTCCCAGCTTTGGAAGACATCTCCAGTTTTGTCGCTATTAACGCAGCCGGAAATGCCGTCGGAGTAATGACAAAAGAGCAGGTTGCGTCAGTTCTGGCGGAACTTATTGGTATTGCAACACCCCAAAAGAACGGATTATTATCTAAGGATGGATTTATGGGGAGGTCTGTCTCCGACCTCAATAGTATGAGCTTAGGTGTAGCTAGATTTTATCAAGGTACTTTAAATATACCACCTGGACTAGCATACGATAATGGAATTGCCGTATGTTTTACGTTTGATAATGTTCGGTGTCAATTTGCATTCAGTTCAATGAACGGATTATACTTTCGTGTTCTGTGGGACTACTGGTTTGAATGGAAACAAATCGGTTAATCAGCTTAGTTGTCTCCATTCGCTCCATTTATTAATACCCCAGCTCATTCTTGTGTATGATGTACCGTTGTCTGAAATTGCAAGCTGAGAAACAGAGCCACCCGCTCCATCTTGAAAAACAATAATATGCCCAAGCTCTATCGGATAGTGCTTAGAAGCTATATCTTCACCCCAACAATACACTGCATAAAATCCTGATTCTGTTAGTGAATTTGCATCCGTATTAATATCGACGCGGTCTCTATATTTGAACGGGAAATCAATAAGTCCCGCCAGGACTTATGGGTATGAATGAAAACGACTGAAATAAAGAAAGCTGTATTGAAAATTATTTGAGTGGTAGAAATTGGGTAGAAAATAGTAACTAGCTTGCTTATTCTACCCGGCTTCTACCAACTTACTGACAAGAGCTGTCAGCCTTTTTGAAACCTTTTATTCTTTGTTCGTTTTTATATCATTTACCTTCGCTGAAAAAGGATGGTAAATGAGTAGTTTTGTGTGTGAAATAGTAGTTACGCCCATGAGCGTGTTCCATTAAGTTGGGATGCGCTTGTGGGCATTTTTTGTTTAATCTAAAACCTTAGTAAGATGAAAAGATTCGTTTTCATGATGGTCGCACTGCTGATGTGCGTAGTGAGTGTTTTCGCGGAGACTTCCGTTAGTGTAGAACCTTCCGTTCCGGAGTTCCTGACCGGATTTGCCAGCTTCACCGGGCTTGTTACGGTCGTGGTTCCTGCTGTAGTAGGATTTATCGCTTCGAAGCTATCCAATCCTATGAATAAGTGGGTGACTATGTGGGTAACTGCTGTAGTTGGTGTAATCGTTACCTTCTTCAGTTGGTGGATGCATCTCGGTTTCCCTCCTGCAGATGCAAGCGTATGGGTTGTGGTGATTGATGCGTTATTTGTCGCCCTGGCATCTACTGGTATCGTGTCGGTTGTAACAAGTGAATGGCTGTCCAGGTTGTTCGGTGGTAAGGTAAATAAGGAGTGATGCAGAACCTTATAACCGTCATAGCCCCGCAGATTCTTGTTGCCGGGGCTTACTCCTTTGTAGGAGAGATAAGAAGCGTTGTCTTTGAGCTTCGTTGGATGCTGGCTTTTATCGTTGTGATGATTGTGGCCGACTTTGTTCTGGGAATCATCGACAGCGTGGTTAAGCGGGGCGAGGATTTCCGCTTTTCCCGTGCTGGCCGACGTACCGTGTGCAAGTTCATTGAGTATAATTCATACCTTGTTGTTGGGTTCATGCTGGGCATTGCAATTCTTCAGCCGGTTGGCATCTGTTCCTATACAATCAGTTCTATCTGCGGGCTGGGGTTGGCTTTCATTTTCGAATTTGACAGTATTATGGAGCATATATGCACAATTCATGGTATCAAGAACAAGGTTTCCATTAAGCGCCTGCTGGTGGGCTACATTAAAAAGAAGTACACAACGGCTGGCGAAATTATCGAAAAAGTTACAAAGGATGAAGAAGACAGATAGACGCCTTATAGCGGAAATCATCTACTCCGTAATCATAATATTACTTATGACAATAAGTTTCATGACCTAGTTGATATGAGAAAGATAAGGATAGGGAAAGATATATACTTCACCTGGCAGATACTCACGAACAAGGAGCCTGTTCCACTGGAAGGAAGGGACCTGAAACTCATGCTGAAGAATCCTCTAGGCAGATTTCTCGATTTCCATTTTGAGATATACCAGGGAAACAAGCTGAAATTTACTTTTCATGGAACGGACCACAAACACCTTGGTACGTATTCGCTGACTTTGTGGGAGAACTATGGTAAGGAAGGACAGACTGCCGTTGACATGTGTGAGGCTTTCAGGCTTGTTGCAACAACTTGTGAAGAGGACAGCATAAGTGTCCCTAACCTTGAAATGGCCACCGTCAACCTTGGTGCTTCTTCCATTGACATATCAACCGGTGGAAGCATTCCCATTCCCGATGCGCCAAAAGACGGGAAGATATACGGCCGGAAGGATGGAGAATGGGAGGAGATAACAGAAGCAGTATGGAATGAAGAAACAAACAGTTAAAATCAGACTTTTATGGCAACAACAAAATTAAAATTCTACAGGGGCTTAAAGGCCCGTTATGATGCAGCGTCAAAACATCTGGATGCTATCTATTTTGCAACCGACACCAAAGAACTGTTGATGAACGGTGTGAATTATGGAGGAAGCGGTGTCACAGATGTCAGTTTTGACAAAGGCAGCAATAAACTTATCGTTACCAAATCATCAGGCAAGACCGAATATGATCTGACGGAACTCATCAGGTTCAAGACATCATTGCCAGACAGCCTTGCCACTCCTTCGAAACTGGGAGGTCTTCCGGCTGGGACAAAGGTCGAGACCTTGAAGACAAAGACGCTGAGCCAGATTTTCGAGGATATTCTCTTTGAGGAAATCCAGCCGACGGTACAGGCACCAAGTGCAACAATATCATTCAAATCTCCTTTTACCGCCAACAAGATTCTGGAGGTTGGTGAAAGCGCACCTACCTCAGAACAGATTCAGACAGGATTTAACCGTGGTAATTGTACGGTTGTTGGCCAGGCAAGCAAGAACCGTGCAGGAGAACTTATCTCCGATGACCAGTCTTTCATCTATGTAGGAAACAGTACAAGCAACAAGACATTGCCGACGAAAGTTACACTCGGTACGATGCAGTACAATTACCAGGCTCATCATGGCGCAGGTGACACCTTGCTCACTTCAAAAGGAAACAAGGCGACCGTATCCCCTAATCCGCTTCCTGAAGGTACTGTGAAATCAGGTGCTGTCTACCTTTATGGTACCTATCCGTTTTACTGTAATGGTTCTTCAGCTTCTACCTCTGCCGGAGATACCAATTTCCCGTCTGCCGCAGCTCCTGATACAAAGCTTCCGCTGCAGAAATGGACTGATACATTAATTGGAGCGAAGTTTGCTTCTGAAGCAGCAACCGGAACCCGCCTTGAATTCTACTTCCCTTCAGAAAAGAATGTATCAAAAGTCGAGTTCTATAATACGGTGTCCGGAAAGTGGGAAGTCTTCGGAACGGACAAGTACACCGTATCTGATGCAGGAAACAAGACCGTACAAAGTGTTCAGATTGCATACAAGAAGCTGACAACGACAGGTGCCATGTCCGGTGCATTACAACTTCGCTTCACAGTTTCCGATGCCGGAAAAAAACTTGTAGACGAGCCGGACACATATAATGGCGAGGAAATTACGGATGAAGTGATAGCCATGCTTGCACGAAACAGCCGTGAAGTTCCCTTTGCCATGCCGATGAACAATGTCATGCCGATGGCTTCGACAACAGGAAACCGTCCTGCGGGTATTGCTTCCTTTGCCGTGAACTTTGAGCCTGGAGGACAGGCGCCACTGGATGCCCGTCAGCTTGTTCCAAACAAGACAGACCTTATTGCCGCAGCTACCTATTCAGGAAAGAATACTTATAACGGCATGTTGGTCGTTGTTGGAGATAACGGGGACGGCAAACCGGCTCTGTATGTCCTGAAGGACATGACAAAGATTACCCAGGCTGATTATGGCGGATGGATTCGTCTTGACGTTGGTGCACAGACACTCATCCAGATTATCAATGACCTCACAACGGGCGGGACTAATAAGGCACTTTCCGCCGAGCAGGGTAAAGTTCTGAAAGGTCTGGTTGACACACTGACAAACAAGGTCAACGCGCTTGGTGCCGTATATGTGCCAAAGGGTACTCTGGCAGACCTTAGTGCCCTGAAAGGGGTGGCTTCTGTATCGAAAGGCCACGTATATAACGTTACGGCAGAAGTTACCCTGAACGGCAAGAAATATCCGGCTGAAACGAACTTCGTCTACATCGGAGAAACGGCCAATCAGGCAAGTGTGGAAACCAACTGGGATTCCTTGGGTGGTACGGTCGATTTGACAGCGTATGCAAAGAAAGCTGACCTCGAAGGATTTCTTACCGAAGAGGATTTGGCTGGATATGCCAAGGCTGTAGATGTGGCGAACACCTATGCCACAAAAGCCGCACTGAGTGAGGCTATCGAAGGGCTTTCCTCCACTTATGCGACCAAGGCTGAACTGACCAGCTATGCAACGAACGAGACTCTGAAGCAGTATGCCACTAAACAGGATCTTGACGATGCGTTTGCATGGAATGAGGAAACCGAGTAATAACATGTGGGGGCTTTGTATCAGAGCCCCCCATAAATCCCAATGACATGGCGAAAAAGAGATTCAACAATTATTTGAAATATGCCACCTTCAAGAAAGAACTGGAAGCCGGTAACATATTGCCTGATTCCGTTTCCTACATCAAGGAGATACGGGCTATCTATACCCATGGGGAATATTATGGCAATGGCTGCATATCCAGCGTGAATGCTGGTACGGGCGAGGTCAGTGCCGAGCTTCTTCCGAACGTGTTCCATGTGTTCGGAGAAGTATCCGTACTTAACGTCACATTTGGAAAAGGCTTTCCAGGCATCGCCAATGAGTACATGTTCCAGTTTTCAAGTGGTGTTACGCCTACCGTCCTGAATCTTCCTGAAGGTGTGAAATGGATAGGAAGCAGTGTTGTCAGGGCCAACAGGACGTATCAGGTAAGTATTCTTAATAATATAGCTGTGATGGGAGGTGCTTTATGAGTTTGTTAAGACGCAGATTGCTTATACTGGCGGCCATGAATAATGGACTGCCTAATATGCCGATTCGGTTTAAGACCGGCGAAAGGGCTGTATTCAGTGACGGGAAGCATGGATATTTTTCGATGGACAGAAGATTTGTTCGTGATAAGAACATGTCACGAATGTATTTCAAAGACGGGAAACGGATTAGCGTGCTGAAGAAAAGAAACTGAACTAAACTAAAATAAAATAAAATAGGAGTGCCACTGCACTCCTTGTAATAAATTTTTTATTAACCATCCTACCATTGGTAGAACTCCACAAATATAGATGTAATTTTATTATGAACAAAATAGATTCAATAATAATTCACTGTTCAGCCACACGTGCCGGGCTGGACATAGGTAAAAAGGAGATTAATCAGATGCACGTATCCCGTGGCTTTCAGTGTATTGGGTACAACTACGTTATCCGGCTGGATGGTACGGTAGAAGTTGGCCGTTCGCTCACTATTGACGGGGCGCACTGTAATAGCAAGGGATTCTCAGGTGTGTCGTACAACAAACATTCAATCGGTATCTGCTATGTGGGCGGTCTGGACGCGCACGGTAAGGCAGCTGACACCCGAACGCCGGAACAGAAAAAGGCGTTAGCCAAACTGATTAAGGAGCTTTGCGGAAAGTACCAGATTGTCGAGGTGCTGGGGCATCGTGACACATCGCCTGACCTGGACGGTGATGGTATCGTGGAACCTGAAGAGTGGACGAAGATGTGTCCTTGCTTCGATGTGCGGAGCGAATATCCTTTTGTCCCTGAAATCGTTGTGAAGCCATGAAGTTATACGACTACATAATGGGTAAAGTGAGCCGGTGCATTACGCTGGCTCCTTTCATGTGCTTGTTTTTTGTTTGTTCCTGCCGGACGATAAAATATGTTCCGGTAGAAAGTTATGCTGATAGTGTCGTAGTGGAGAAGCTGGTGGAAGTTCAGTTACCGCCAGACAGCGCCACCATCCGGGCGTTGTTAGAGTGCGACGAGAACGGGAAGGTCGTACTGAAATGGTTGGACATCGCAAACAGCAAGAACGCCCAGGCGCAGCTTACCATTGACAGCCTGGGTAATCTGCTGGCGAAGACAAAAACTCAGCCGGATACGGTTTACCTTCCAGCGAAGGAAGTGGTTGTTTCCAAAAAGGAAAAAGTACCTTACCCAGTAGAAAAAGAGTTGACCCGATGGCAGCAGATGAAACTTGAGCTTGGAGGATGGGCGTTCGGTATTATATTAATAATTACTATAGTGATTATTGTTCTGTTGATATATAGAACAAAAAAGAAATAGTATATTTGTGTTTGGATGTATAGGACTACAAGAAAGATGGTTCTTATCTTATTAATGTGTAAAGGATTTATATTGAACGTGTTTCCAAAGTATGAATAAAGAATTCTTTAAATTCAAAAGATACTTCAATGATTGGCTTAGTTGGTTAAGTTTTATTTCTGCATTAATTATAGTAATAATTCTGTTTTGGTATTTTTATACTCAGGGGGATTTTGAGAAGGAAGCAGCAAATTGGGGTGATTTTGGAAGCCTGTTAGGGGCTATTACAGGATTAATAGCATTTATTGGAGTACTCTTTACGCTAAGACAAAGCAAACAACAATTCACAAATAGTGAGGATCGAGCTATATTCTTTGAACTACTAAAAATATTTATTGCCTATAGAGATGCTTTACGTGTACAAAGAATAGACTGGGAATATGATACGAAGCAATGTAAATGGGAGATTAATTCGTATAACGAACTTTGTGAACAAGAAAAAACATATCAACAAATTTATGTAGAGTTGTATCACTGTTTTTATTATGAAATTAGAAAATCCATTCCTGATAATTTCTCTATAGAAGAATTTACCAATAGAAATATACCTGAAAAAATAACCGTAGGTCAATGGATATTGACATATAGAACTTTAGCTCTTGCTATTGATAATATTTATAAAGAACACGGTCTCGGTCAACATGGTGGATCAGTTGTAACAATACCCATACATCAGAATGCCTATGATTATCTCTGTTTGAATGCGATTAAAATATACATGAAAGAGAACAATCTAAAACCAATAACAGAAGCATTAGCAAAAGCCGCTGATTATTGTTTTGAACCATATAAAAATCAACTTGGTACGTATTTTAGAAATGCTTATTACATCTTAGATACTGTATCTGATTTTAAATCACCACAAAAATACTCAAATATATTCCGTGCACAGTTATCTAAAAAAGAGCTTGCAATCCTATTCTTTAACTCATTTAGTTCTTTATCAAATCACAAAACACGACAATTATATTTAGATGCAGATTTATTTAATAACCTGGAACTAAAAGATATAAGATTAAAAGAAAGTACAGGTAATATACCACGTATGGGATACATAAGCTTCCCTTCGATTTTACAACCAAAGGCTGTTAGGAATGAATATATATCTTATGAATTTCTAAGCAAATTATATAAATCCATAGATACTAAAAATGATTAGTGCTTACATATAAATACTTACATTGTAATTACTATGTTTTAAATTTAAGATTGTAGCCATTCTGATATACAATATTTTCCAATAATTATATACAACTTTTCTGGGAAATTATATACATCTTTGCAGTGTAGAAGTTTGCTTTTATTGCAAACGAAAGCCCCAACCAGATTAATATCCGGAAGGGGCTTTTATTGACTTATACTTTAGGCTATTTTACATTAAAAGATACAAGCACTTCACGCGGTTTACCCTTGTAAAATTGATATACATAGCACTCCACCATTTCGCCTTTGTACTTTTGGAGTCTCTTGTATAAATACTCCTTCACTTCAACCTTACGAGAGAAGTAAAGATTCTGTTCGCTAAAGACAGGTTCATCTGCCCCAACCCAAGCTTCTAACGAGCATGGGCATTTGTTGATAATTCTTTTCATATTACAATAAATATTATGTAGTGGCTCCATTGCCTCATACATAACATAACAGATAAAGTGTCAGACAAATTACCCTCTCATCATCATAATATCAGACCTCAGTTCGATATATTCTTTGTACTTTTCCGGGTTGTTCACGTAATCAATCACACGAGATATGGCCATATCAGCCTGTTTCTGCCGGACTTTGGTGTAGTATCGTATAACTCCTTTTGATTTGTCTGAGTGGCCTAAGCAGTAGTCTATTATCCCGTCAGGAATACCTATTTCAGAGGCGTACTGAGCGAAAGACTTGCGGGCCGAATAAAATGTAACACGTTCATCAATATTTAACTCTTCAGCCAAATCTCCAAGAGAATACGTAACATACTGAGAAAAGTTGTGATATGTGAATTTATACCCAAAATCAAGTTTCCCCGTCCTTTTATCCATCCACCTGCATATTATCTCTCTTGCTTGAGACGGTATTGTAAATGTGATTACACTATCCGACTGCATTCGCCCTTTAGTCTTTGAGCGTGAATATTCCAATACATCTTTTCTAAAGTCTGTTTGCATAATGTCTATAAGATTCATCCCTCCCAGGTAAAAGGAAAGGCAAAAAAGGTCACGTGCCATAATCAGCTTTCTTTTTTCTGGTGAAGATTCACGAATCTTGTTAAAACTCTGTACTGTCAAATCAAGCTTCCTGATAGGGGCTGCAGATATTCTTGTTGTTACAAAAGGATGTATATCGTAAGATATATTCCACTCTCTTATCGCTCTGTTGATGACAGATTTCATCTGGGCGAGCATTGTGTTTACTGTGGTTTCAGTCACTTTTCGCTTCCGTATGAATGCAGCAAAATTCTGGACTAGTGATGGGGTTAAATCTGAGAGAAGTATGTCACCTCTTGCAAAGTCACGAAAATACCTCCCCACCCTTTCAATAGACAATGCGTATGAATCTCTTCCCTCAGACTTGAGATAGTCTACAAAATTGCTACATGCTGATGAAAAGGTTTGCTCATCGGAAAGATTGTCTGTAGAAATGATTTCTTTAATTTGCCGGCAGGAATAAAGTTCAAGATGTTTTATTGAATCCAGTTTCTCTTGAAGGTCATCAAGGATGTTCCTAAGTTTCCGGTTTATCGCAGATGCCTCTGGATGCTTCACGACCTGACCGTTCTTAAACTGGTTCTCTGAAATAATGAATCGTGTGACGATATATGTTGTTTCATGCTTGTGACGGAGTGCAATTCTTATCTTATGTCTTCCGTCTTTTAATGCTTTTGCCTTGAAAATGGTAAGTGATAGAGTTGCCATAATGATTAAAAAATTTAAGGATACTCCAGGGATACTCACAGAATTGTAAATTTACAATTCAAATCCTTTTTTTTAATCATCGTAATAAGCTGTAGAAAATAGAAAAACCGCCTAATTCACAATGTAATAAGCGGTTTTAAGTCGGAGCCGAAAGC